ATCCATAGTATCATAATACCAATACCAAACATTATAGTTTTTTTGTTGTATTGATCCAAAATCAAACTTACCACCTGGCACATTGTATAAATGAACTAATTTTTTACCCTCAGGACCTGCAGTAATTCTATAAGTTAAATCACCACCAATTAATCTATTTTTCATAGATCTATCTTGCATCCTCAATAATAAATCGAACGCCGGCATCATAAAATATGATCCTGAATTACCCATTTGTGCAAATCCACCAGAACCACCAAAACCCAAACCACCAAGGCCACCAAAACCCGCCATAAATGGATCAACAAATGAATCATTTAATTCCGCACGAGTAAACCATAATAATTCGTTTATTTCACGACCCGCGGGAATTTCATAAACTTGAGTACCACCTGTAAGAGTAAAATAATCTTTTTTCAATTCCCAATCACCTCCCGCTTGTAAACCAACAATTTTAGAGTATGAGTGAGTATATTGTGTTTCGTAATCTAAACTTCTTGTTGTAAATGCTCTTGACAATGATTGTGTATCGATATCTAATCCAGCAAGTGCCGACCATTGAGACTCAATTAACCAATCACTAACGTACTGTTCATATTCAGATAATGCTAATTCCATGAAGGTATCCATTTGTTCTTCGGTAAGTTCAATACCACGAACAGGCATACCTAAAAGGTGAAATACCTGAGTATATAATTTATCTTTTTCCGCTTGTGAAATAATTTGAGACATAATTTGATTTATTCTTATAAATATCTTATATTTCTATTATGAACGAGAAACTAAACGAATTATTCAGTATCTGTGGGATTAACGATTTTGTGTTCCACTTACAAAAAGAGGGAGAAACTAATTTTATTGACTATACTTTAGATCCTAAAAACATAGTAGTTAATATTCCTGATATTGAGGATAAGGAGTTAGATCAGTTATTAACAGATAAAATAAAGGAATTAAAGGAGACTTTTAAGTAGGTCTTTACTGAATGATTCAGAATATTCTCCGTCACCCATTACTTGGTCAATTACCCCTTTCTTTTTCTGTAATATATTATAAATAATTTTCTCAACCGTATTCTCAAAAACGGGATAATAAACTAATACACTATTTTTTTGACCATAACGATATGCTCTATCTTCAGCTTGACTATGATGAGCTGGTACAAATGATAAGTCATTCATAATAACAACCTCACCCGCAGTTAAAGTGATACCAACACCGCCAGCAACAATATTTGAAATGAATATCTTTATTTTATCTTCATTTTGAAATTTATCAACACTTTCTTGTTTTTTTTCTTTAGACATACTACCATTTAATATAACTGAGTTTTTCTTGTATTTCTCATGTATCATTTCTAATGAAATAGTGAAGTTGGTAAATACGATTACCTTTTTACCTTGATCTAAACATTTGTCGATTAATTCACAGGTGTATTGAATTTTTTCATAAGCTATAAGTTGTCTAATTTTCATTAAACGATTTAAAGTCACACTTATAGTTTCATTGTCTTTTTTATCATTACTAATTCTTGTAAATTCTTCTAACTCCTCATCGTACATTTTACTTGTTAACTCAACAAAAACGGGAGTGATAATTTTTTCAGGTAAATCAAGAATATCAGTTTTCATTCTACGAAGAACATACGCCTTAGTCCTTTCACGTAATTCATCTAAATTACTTGCACCACTTGTGTTCCACACTTTACGATTACCGACATTGAATTGATATCCTTTACAATATCTACGAACATATGATTGCCAATTTAATGTTAAAGGTGAATCTACAATTTTAAGTAAGTTAAAATAATTTATTGGACGAGAGGTCATTGGTGTTCCCGTTAATAACCATACTTTAGGAATTGTATCTAATACGTCATTTAATAAACGAGTTCTATTTGCGGTTGTGTTTGATACATAATGTGCTTCGTCCACAATTGCCAAATCAAACTTTTCATTTACCAATAATTTAAAGTCATCACTATCTTCACTTTTTTCTGTGGTGTGATAATTCTTTAATATATCATAATTGATAATATAATAATCAAAAGTAGATCCCCATTTACGACCTTCAACAATTAAAACTTTTCTATCTGTGTAATTTTTAATCTCTCTATCCCAATTTATTTTAAGAGATGCTGGACAAACAATTAATACTTTTTTAGCACCACTCTCCATCGACGCAATCACCGCTGCGGTCGTTTTACCGAGACCCATATCGTCGGCCAATATAAACTTGTTATTTGCTAATAACTTCTCAATGGCAACCTTTTGGTGTTCCATAGGAGGACGTGTATCGTACTTACTGTAATCAATTACACGATTAAGTTTTTTCTCTTCTTGCATCACCGCAGCCTTCGGTAACCACATAGCACTCATTTGATCAATATCTAAAACTTTACCCCATATATGAAATGCTTTATCAGATTCACATAATAATTTTTCACACCAAATATTTTCAGGAGGTTTTGGTAAGTATCTTTCTTCCATTATCTTCTCACCAAAAGTTGAAACAATATTAATGAACTTACGAGCAACCTTAGGGGTCACTTCATAATATTTCACAACATAATCACATTGAGGTCGGGTTAATTTAAAATTTTTAACTTCAGTTAATTTTCTTTTCCAATCTAATAATTGATTATTAGACCCCTCATATTCTGATAAAATGTTTCTTGCCTCTATTTCGGGAATTTTAATATCCATATAATATATATAATATAACTAAATAGAATGAAAGATTAAACTATTTATAAGGATATGAACAATAAGCTTCCAATCACAAGAATGTCCAAATTCTTATCTCAAGACGATTTTGATTTAAATATTCAGATGGGTCAGGAGTATCTTCATGGTGATTTGGGTTTGAAGTTAGTACTCTACAGAGTAGATAGACAGAAAACTGAAAATGACGATGTATATGCTGAGGTGGGTACTGATGAGATAAAATACTTCCCGCCGGTTGAATTTTACGGATTGGTAAAAATTGAAGAACCTAAGAACGCAACATATAAAACAGGACTATTAAGATATAATGAACCTGGTAATATGACTTTATCTGTGTATATAAAACATTTGGAGGAGTTAAAGGTTGATATAAAATACGGAGATTTTATTGGATATCCAGAATCTGAAACAAGAACAAGATATTATAACGTTTCAAACGACGGAAAAGTAACATCAGATAATAAGCATAATATGTTTGGTTACAAACCATATTATAGAAACATTGTATGTACACCAATACAAGACAATACATTTAGAGGAGTATAACATGGGAATACCTAAAAGAAAAACAAATATTGAAATCTACAAAGGATCTGAACTCACTAAAAGGAGACAGGAACTTTTGGATAATATTACCAAATCAGATACGAATCTTCCCGATTCTATATTACACGATGATTTAGATAGGGGTATGTTAGATTATGTTACAAAAACATTTAAAGTTGTAACTGACGGAAAACAAATTCCAATTATAGATAAGATCTTAACAATACAAAGATGGGGTGAGTTTACACAGAATTGGTCGTTTAGTGATGAAGATGGAAACATGCAACTTCCATTTATTGCAGTCATCAGAAAACCCGACGTTCAATTTGGAACAAATCCTGCAGTTCAAAGAACAATACCCGATAGGTATCAAGTTTATTATGCTTCAGTTCCAAATTGGAATGGTACACAATTGGGTGCGGACATTTATACAATACCACAACCTATTCCCGTTGATATTACATATGACGTAACAATTATATGTAATAAATTTAGAGATTTAAACAAGTTTAATAAAATCATATTAAGTCATTTTGCATCAAGACAAGATTACACAATGATTAAAGGACATTATATCCCTATTATTCTTGATAAGATTGAAGATAATAGTCCAATTGAAACAATTGACGGACGTAGATTTTACGTTCAGAATTACCAATTTACAATGTTAGGTTATTTGATAGATAGTGAGGAGTTTGAAGTTAAACCTGCGATTAATAGATTATTTACCATGATTGAGTTTATAAAAGATAACCCCAAATTTGGTGTTAAGAAAGTTGTAAACTCTAATGAAATAATACAAACTATTAATTTAGCTGTTGATGGAATTCAAAGTGTTTTCGATGTTGGTGAAAGTATTGGAACGTTATTTGGAGTTTATATAAATGACGTATTACAAACAAAGGATGTAAATTACTTACATATTGCTTATACCTCAAAAATAGAATTTGTTTCTCCATATATCCCGACCGCCGGAAGTAAACTTACCATTGTTTATTATAAAAGTAAAAATAGTAGAATAGTTGGGACGACAGGCATAATTTTTAGTTTTGTTAGAGAAGAGTTTCAATTCACAGGATCAGGATCTTTTTTTGATCCACCAACTAACAATAGACCAATGTTTAACACAAATGAAACAATTAATAGTGTTGTTACGGTTGAAATTAATGGATTAGCAGAACAACAAGGTATTGGATTTATTGTTTCAGATGATGATTCATATATTATTTTATCAGAAAGACCATCAATAAATTCAAATATATCTGTAGGATATTTGTATTAAACCATAATCTATGTACGAATTTATAAAAGATAATGTAGTTTCAAGTCAGAGTCAAAACATGCCGATTAATATAATGACGGTCAGTTTTATTGCAGACGGAACACAAACTAATTTTAGTGTTGGAACTAACATCGGAACCTTATTTTCAGTTTCAATGAACGGTATTGGTCAAATAAGGGATTTAAATTTTACGTTTATAAACTTTACAAGTACAATTACATTTTTTACACCTCCTATAAAGAACTCAGTAATAACGGTACAATTTTATAAAGGAATTAATAGTGTAATTTTAGATAATAAGGGTAAATTATTACAATTTGAAAAAGAAGAGTTTACCTATACTACATCAAGAGTGTTCAATTTAAGTAATTTCATCAATAGTTTAATAACTGTAGAAACCAATGGATTGGCCGAAGAAGAGTCGGTTGGGTTTGATATTACGGGTGATAATGAAATTACATATCTTTCCAATCCTAAAGTTGGATCAAAAATTAGTATATCATATCTATACTAATCATCTCCGTAAATGTCTTTCTTTTTAGGTTTGTTTAAATCCTCTATAAATTTTTCAATAACTTTGTAGATCTTAAGTCCATTTTTATCGCAGTAATTTTTTAACATTTCGTGATGTTTCTCACTTATTTTGACGTTTTTTTGGTTGTTTTCCATGTAAAAGATAATTAAAGATAAATAACTATCTTTTTAATAAAAGTTAGGAAATCTTTGGTAAAAACAAAGATATTTATTAGATAAGTAATAAAAACAATTTAACCAAACAAAAATCAATGGCAAGTAATAACAGAGTTTTCGTATCTCCAGGTGTTTATACATCAGAGAAAGATCTAACATTCGTAGCACAAAGTATAGGTGTTACAACATTGGGATTAGTGGGTGAAACCTTAAAAGGTCCCGCTTTTGAACCAATATTAATTTCAAATTTTGATGAATTTAAAACATACTTCGGACCAACCTCACCTGAAAAAGATGGTGATGGTAATCCAAAATATGAATTAGGTTATGTCGCTAAATCTTATTTACAAGAATCAAATCAATTATTTGTAACAAGAATATTAGGTAAAACAGGTTATAAAGCCGGAAAAACATTCGGTATTAAAACCATAGGTATTGGTACAGGTAATACTAACGGTGATATAGTAGTTGCAGCTTTAAGATCAAGAGGTTCATATACAGGAGAAACATTACAATTTGAAGTTACAGGAAATAATTCATTTTATATAAATAATACTGGATTAACATCTGACCCATTAGCAGAATTTGACGTATATGTAACAGGATCAACAAGTGGATCAAAAGTTTTCACATGTAGTTTGGATATAACATCTCCAAAATATATTACTAAAGTTTTAGGAACAAGTCCATTTGATAAGGATAAATCAGACGTTCCTTTATATGTTCATGAAGTATATCCAAATTTAACAAAAAATTTATATCACAAAGGATCAATAAGTGGTTTAAGTTTAACTGAGGTATATAATGTTGAGGGTGATAATTTTGCAAATACTTGGGATACCCCAATGTCACCTACCGTAGTTTCTGAAGTTAGAGGTGGTAAAGTCGATGATTTATTCGATGTGATTACAATTTCAGATGGTAACACCGCCAACGAAGAAATAAAAGTAACAATTCAAAACATTAATATTGAAACGGGTGAATTTGATATTTTAGTTAGAGATTTTAATGATACCGATGAAAACATGGTTGTTTTGGAAAAATTCTCAAGATGTTCAATGAATCCAGATGTTGCAGGATATATTGCAAGAAAAGTGGGTACATCTAATGGGGAATATCCATTAAATTCAAAATATATAATGTTAAGTATGACAGATAATGCACCATCAAATGCATTTCCCGCGGGATTTAAAGGTTTTACAAACGCAACTTTATCAGGGTCAACAAAATTAGGTAGTGTTCTTTATAAAACTCAATTTTATGATGCTGGTGAACGTATCTATACTGGATCAACATTATCTTCATATTCAGGTTTAACTAGTAATGGAGATAAATTTAGAAAAACATCATTAGGTTTATCTTCGGATTCATATTTTAATTATGATTCTGATTTGTTTAAATATAAAGGTTCAGGAACATTAGATACTACTAACGGATTTCATTTATCAAAAAATGCGGCTTCAATTACTGGTGTTACATATCAAACAACACCATATGATTTAGAAGGACAAACTTCAGGTGTTACATATGAAAATAAGATGACTAACATTAACTACCGTAAATTTACATTTGCAGTATCTGGTGGATTTGACGGTTGGGATATCTACAGAAAAGTAAGAACATATGGTGACGGTTATATATTTGGAAAAACAAAATATATTTCAGGTAATACAAATAACAGTGGTTTATTTGATACTGCTACAGGAAACTCCGATTATTATGCTTATTTAGAAGGAATTCAAACATATGCAAACCCTGAAGCAATAGATATTAACGTATTCGCAACTCCAGGTATTAACTTTTACGACCATAGTTCATTAACAACTCAAGCAATTGATATGATTGAAACCGATAGAGCAGATTCAATTTATATCATTGGAGCTCCAAATGAAACTATTGCAACTAACGTTATTGACGATTTAGACGGTATTGCAGTTGATTCTAACTACTCAGCAACATATTGGCCTTGGATCCAAATAAGAGACACAGATAACGCAACTCAATTATATATCCCACCAACAGGTGAGGTTGTTAAGAACATTGCCTTAACTGATAACGTATCTTATCCTTGGTTCGCAGTTGCGGGATACAGTAGAGGTTTAGTAAACGCAATCAAAGCTCAAAAGAAACTAACTCTTGACGAAAGAGATGAGTTATACAAAGCAAGAATTAATCCAATTGCAACGTTCTCAGATACGGGTACTATTATATGGGGTAATAAAACGTTACAAGTTAGAGAGTCGGCTTTAGATAGAATTAACGTAAGAAGATTGTTATTAAGAGCAAGAAAATTAATTTCTGCTGTAGCTGTAAGGTTATTATTTGAACAAAATGACGATCAAGTAAGACAAGAGTTCTTAAGATTGGTAAACCCTATCTTGGAATCAATTAAGACAGAAAGAGGTTTATATGACTTCCGTGTAAGTGTATCTAATGACCCAGAGGACATCGATGCTAACACATTAAGAGGTAAGATTTACATCAAACCAACTCGTTCTTTAGAGTTCATTGATTTAGAATTCGTAATCACTCCAACAGGAGCTTCATTCGACAATATCTAATCTAAAAGGAGATATAAAAAAAAGAAATAGGAGGGTAGAAATACCTTCCTTTTTTTATGTGGAATGCTCCACGTGGAACGTTTTGTATAATAAAAAAACAATTATACTTCATCCAGAATACTAGAACTAGATATACTAGTATTTATTATTGTTATATTAAATTATTAAAGTAGAGTATTAAACTGGAACTAGATACTGGAGCCTGTAAAAAACTACGAAAAATAATCGACAAAAACAAGTATTTCCAATAAAAAACATAAAATAAAATTATTTTTCAATATAGATATATTTATAAGAAAGTAAATAACTTAAAAACTTTAACAAACACAACATGGCAGATTTATTAATGAAAATGCCGGTTCCATATGAACCGAAAAGAAAAAATAGATTTATCCTAAGATTTCCATCATCTTTAGGAATAAATGAGTGGTATGTGTTCTCAACTTCGAGACCATCTGCAAAAATTAAATCAGTTGAAATTCCTTTTTTAAATACGAAAACTTACGTTGCTGGTCAATTTGAGTGGGAAGAAATGAAAGTTCAATTTAAAGACCCAATCGGTCCTTCAGCTTCTCAAGCTTTAATGGAATGGTTCCGTTTACACGCTGAATCAGTTACAGGTCGTATGGGATATGCTGCAGGTTATAAAAAAGATATCGAATTGGAAATGTTAGACCCAACGGGTGTTGTGGTTGAAAAATGGATTATTCAAGGATGTTTCTTAACTAGTTTGAACTTTGGTGATTTGAACTATTCACAAGATGAATTAGCAACAATCGACGCTTCATTAAGAATGGACCGTTGTATTCAAGTATATTAATAGAACAACTTTTCATATCAAAAACCAATATTCCAGAAATGGGGTATTGGTTTTTTTGTTTTAAAACTTGACTTTGTTATAGTTATAGTATAAATTATAATATGGAAGAATATAAAATAGACCCAACAATCGCATACGATGTGGTGGAATTACCAAGTAAAGGTATTCATTACACAAATAATAAGAAATCAGTTCGAGTTGCATATCTTACAGCTTCGGATGAGAATATCTTATCGGCACCAAATTTAATTGCAAATAATGGTGTAATTAATGAACTATTAAAACGTAAGGTTTTAGATAAAGATTTACAAGTAGATGATATTGTAGATGAAGATAGACAAGCTATTTTAATATTTTTAAGAAATACGGGGTTTGGTTCAACTTATAATTTAACGGTAACTGACCCAAAGACAGACCAACCATTTTCAGTGGAGGTGGATTTATCCTCATTAAAAATAAAAGATTTTAATTTAAAAGAAGACATTAATGGTGAATTTTCATATCACATGTCTAAATCTAAAGTTAATGTTACATTTAAATTTCTAACACAAAAACAAGAAAAAGATATCGATTCAATCAGAGATACGTGGAACGGAAATGGAGTACCTCCTGTAGTTACTAAACAACTTGAATTTATGATTAAATCAGTTGAAGGTAACAAAGATCAAATGAATATTAGAAACTTTATTGATGTTTTACCAATCAAAGATTCCCAAGATTTTAGAAAATTTGTTAAAGAAAATAAACCAGGGTTAGATTTAACCCAAAATATTACAACCCCGTCAGGAGACACAATCCAAGTTGAAATTGGATTCGGGGTAGAGTTTTTTCGACCTTTCTACGGAATATAAAAAAGGACAATTAAACGAAATATTATATCTCGTTAAAAGGGGATTTACGTATGGAGATATTGTTTCTATGCCAATCTTTATAAGAAGATACTATGTAGAGTTCTTACTTGAGTTAGAAAACTCTAATTAATCTATTTATAGTATATGCCAAATTACGATAAGATAGCTAAAAACAATAAAAATAACTATGCCGCAGGATTGGCCGAGTTAAAAAAGGATAATAATAATATTGAACCGTCAGATACTCAAAGAGCTCAACTCATAGCGGCGTATGTTGCACTTAACTTTCCTTCTTCTTCATCATCATCTAAAAACGATGATAGTAAATCAACAAAATATTCTTCTAAGGAAGTACCTTTTACCGGTATTTTTAATGTAACACAAACTAATACATTTAGTTCCGATGAAGTTACAACGACAGGTGATATATTGATGGCATTAAAAGAAAATGGGTTTAATATAAAATCCCAATTGAAAAATGTTGGTAATGAAGTTTTTGGTCAATTAAAATTAGAAAATCAACTTAGAACCGACATAAATGAAAAAATTGGTATAAGTGGTCAATTATCTGAAGGGTTAAGACAAGAGATTATAAATTCATATCCTGCAGCAATTAGATTTGGTTATGGACTTGAACACATACAAGAAATGGTTTCAGAAATTATGGTTAAATCGGGTAGATTTAATTTAATTTCACAAGAAACATTAGACAAAAGTTTTGGATCTGCAAGAGCATTTGTGGGTAGTTTAACTGATATGGGTACCGCAATGACCGAATTTGAACAAATTGGTATTGGTGCAGGAAACGCTATTGATGAAATAAATAAAGCAGGAAAAGATTCTTTATCTTTAGGTTTAAGTGCTAAAGTAACCGTAAAGGAAATACGTGAAAATTTAGGTAAAATTAATGAATTTGGGTTTAAAAATGGAGTTCAAGGATTAGCTGAAATGTCTAGACAATCAAAAGAGTTTAGAATTAATATGAGTGAAGCTTTTAAACTTGCAGATAAAGTTATGGATCCTGCTAATGCTATTGATATAGTGGCAAATTTACAGGTAATTGGTGGTGCTTTTGGTGATTTGAATGACCCATTAAAATTAATGTATGATGCCACTAATAACGTAGAAGCTCTACAAGATTCATTAATAAAGGCGGCAAGTGGTTTGGCGACATATAACCAAGAACAAGGTAGATTTGAAATTACAGGTATTAACCAAAGAAGAGTTAGAGATATGGCGGCGGCCATGGGAGTTGATTATAGAGAATTAACTAAGAGTGCGATTGCTTCTCAAGAAAGAATGTTAGCCAATAATGATTTAATGGCTAAAGGTTTTAACATACCTGAAAAAGAAAAAGAATTTATTACCAACTTAGCTAAAATGGATAATGGTAAGATGGTTATTGAAATACCTAAATCATTATCACAAGAATTTGAAGGTAAGAGTAAAGTGGCGATAGAAGATTTAACACAAAAACAAATTGATGTATTAGAAAAAAATAGAGAACAACTTGAAGCAATGAGTCCTGAAGAAATTGCAAGAGACCAAATGAATGCCATAACAAACATTGGTAGAGATGTTGGTGGAATGTTTGCATTACAAAAAGTTCAGGCGGCGTTAGCGTTAAAGGGATCTGGATCTGGAGAACTTGGATTAAACAAAATTGCGGCACAAATGGAAGCGGTGGTATCAAACTATACCGATGAATACCTTAAAGGTAATAATGGATTATTAAGTGATGATAATAAAGAAAAAATTGAGGCAGCTAAAAATGAAGTTAAGAATAATGTTATAGTTAAGTCAACATTAGATTCATATAAAGATCGGAAG